ATCAACTCGGCGAACTTACTATCTCTACATTCAACCCACCCAGGGGCAATTTCTTCCCAACCAACCCACTTGTCACCGATTGTTTTCAGTGCATGAGAATCGGCCTGTTCGGCAAGTTCTTTGATTCGTTCGTTCATACCAATTCTCCTGTAGCATCGTTGACACAGCCGTAGTAGACTGCTTGAGTATCGTCTGACCGGGCAAGATTGTAATCACGAATCCAGCGCATAGCTTGATGAAAATCAGCAAACTCTTCCTCACGCTTAACCTTATATAGATTAGGCTCACCATTCTCTACGGGGTGGACATAAACGATGTGTACAAATTTTGTCATATTATTCCACCTCAAATTCTTCGTAAGAGCGCCATTCAAATTCGGTAGATGGGCCTTCTTCTTTCCAGGCCCAGGCCTTGTCTTCATCATCAAACACCTTGACTGCCGAACGCCACCTGTTGCAATAGTCATAATAGACTTCGTAGCCGATCCAGACTTTCATGTTACTTGCCTTTGTTGAAACGAGCAGCGTATGCTTCTGCATCGCTACGGAGTCGGTACTCTTTAACTTCACGAGTGACCCAATAGCTTTCTTGGCGGATGGAGTCAAATTTGAACTCACGCACTGTAACACGATGCTTGGGGTAAGCAGGTGTTGCTGGGGTAATTGTTGCTTCGGTTTTGTTCATTTTGACTCCTAACTGCGTTACAATACATGTATTATAACGCCTTTTGGACAAATGCGCAACCGAATTTACTTGTTGAAGCCATTGGCTTCACCAAAGTCAATATCGGCCAATTGATCTTCGCACAATTCTTCAAGTGCAGTTCGAATTAGTTCTAGTGCATACTGGATATCATCGTCTTCGCTTTCGATGCAAAACTGTTTCAACCCATCGGGCGAGCACTTTAAAATAAATGCCAAGTTATTTTTATCCCAGTCGTTCATATTAGTCCTTTAGTGTGTGCCAAACTTCAGGGTCACAACCCAAGTAAATGGCATATTGTTTGTAACTGATCCACGCAGAGCTACTGTAGACCTTGCGTTCAATATAGCCGAATAGAGATTCTCGAACCGCTGTGTCAGTGGCTTCGCCGAAATCTTCAGGAAAACGTTCGGCCAAACTACCGAGTTCATTGTAAACTTGGGGCCAATCCAACTTGAGAATCTTGGCAGTTCGCACAATGGCATCAACTGCATCATTTCCGGCTTCAGTATACATTGCATAGTCACGCATGACGTTTCCTTTTAAAGAGTGTTAAGAGCAGGTTGCAGTTTGGCAATCAGTTCACGCTCACGAGCATGAGCCGCTGTCTTGCCGCGAACTACTTCCAGCAAGTAAGGAGTAAAGCCTTCACGACCGTATTCGCGAAGTGCTGTACATAAGTTCCAGTTCTTGCTTTCTGTGTTAGCACGGCTAAGGTGACGGTTAAAACGTCCACGAACAGAAGATAGTGCAGTGCCATCAACTACAGTGATACCAATGTAGCTTTCACCAGTTACTTCGCAAAACAGTTCGTAGATTGCATGGTTGCGATCTGTACGGCGCTTGCGTTGTGTTGGAGTGTTTTTGCTGTTCATGTGTTTATTATAGCCTATCTTGGACCATAAGTCAACCGTTTTTAGCATTTTTGAGCCAGAATTTTGGCTTATTTTCTGTATACTTTTGTTGTATTTTTACAACATTTCTAATTGCGTTTAAATATTGAAAGTTAATCGTTTAAGTAAGCGGTCAGATTCCCTGGGTTGCAATTTTACTTCCGTGCGCTTATGTACTGAATTCCAATTATCATAGATAATCATATCCCCGTCATCCCAAGAATGTGAATATACAGTGTTGATTTTACTTTCACATAATCGATAAACAGCTTCGATAAATGCACCAGTATTATCTAACGGTGTAATATCTTTTTCAATATGATGAATCCAAGCAACTTGATTCTTGCCGGGTGTAGTGTAGCAGTTGACTCTGGGACTAAATTTTCCAGAATTGGGATTGGCTTTTAAAAACGGATACCTAATTAAATTAGTACCGGGTTTGTACATATCCTGTTGAACAACATAATAATCTTTAAATTGATCACGTTCTTCTTGTGTAAATTGTGCCCACGCTGCTTCTAAGTTTAACCAAGCTGTTTCACCACTGCGATTAACAGCACCACGTACCATATAAAGTGCTCGTGCTGGAAAACTATTTTCTCCCACATGTGCCATATCAGCATGGTACTTCATATCTCGAGCACCCCACATGTTATTTGTTTGAAAATAACTTACTGGCGTAGTATCTTTGTGTTTAATAGTAGTATCAGTTGGAGTACGTTTGTAATCTTCTTGTGTCCATACTCGCCCAAACTTTTCCCCAACAGCATGGTATTCTGCGTCTGTTATATCAGGACCTAATCCTTTGATTACAATCAGTCCACGTTCAACTAATATATTAGACCACACAGATTTTTCTTCTGCCATTAATTGATCTAATGTAATGTTATACTCAATGCCCCACTCGGGGAAAATATTCTTACCGTCCATAACCTGCCCTGTACGCCGCATTGTCACGGTGTCTTTGTTCTTCGTAGTAGCGTTGTCGAACGCCACGTTCACATGCTGCTCGTTCGCTGTGCGTGTAATAATGATTGCATGAACTATGTACAATAACTGGGTCTTCGCGTACTATAACAGTTCTTGGTTGTGTCATTGAATGACCAATAATGACGCCAGTGGTACCTGCTACAATAGCAGTTCCTGTTCGAGTAGCACAACCGCTGAGTGTTACTAACGCAACTGCAACAATTAAAAGTTTAATCTTCATCATATTCCTCAGTTTCGATTTCAATTCGTAAATCACCGTAAATGATCAATAACTCAGCATTACTTATGTTATTCCAATTTGAATCTAGTTCCTCGCCTAACTCCGCAGCCAAGCGATGACATTCGCGAATAACCATGTCACGCATTATCTACGCATCCTTGCAATGTCTTCTATGTCTTCTTGGCGGAACACAGGTACAGCATTGCTTTTGTGCATTTGAGAAACGCCCTTCATTAGATTGCCTGTGTACACTGGTGCTGGCTTCAGTGTCGCATTGCCACCGCCACTGCCACGGCTAGGAATACGAGTCTGTTCTGCCCCACGATGTGTTGGCTTGGGAGCAACATAGGCTTCGGCTTTTATGGCACGAGTACGCTTTTTATCTTCTGCTTCGACGCCCCAACGCTTTTGCAGTTCTTTCCATTCAGCATCTAATTCGCGAGCTTTTCTTGCATGTTCAGCACTTGCAAACTTTCGTTTACTTTTCTTTTTGCCTGTAGTACTAAGCCACGGACCTTCTAAATGCATTGTCATCATGAACCTTAAAGTTAATCTGTAACCAAAGTATAACATCAGAGTACACTATTGTCAAGCCATAATTTTAGGCCCAATGGGCCTTAAAGTTGCCGCTTACTTTATACGGCGCTGAATTTATTATGGCTCAGCAGTGAAATGTCGCCGGCAATTTACGTTTGCTAGACGGACGCCTGCCCGGTGGGCTAACCATTACGACAACGGACCTAAGGTGGTTTCTTTAGTTCCAAATTACCATTTTGAAACGTTCTTTAACTATACCAAAGTATTTACACTTCCAATCGCTTTGACCAAAGAAATCCAGGTCAAACCATTCACTTTTGCGCTTTAGCAACTGTTGGGCAGCATGGTTCCAATCTGTTGATGACAACATGGGTTCTACCTGTGCCTTGACTGTTTGTATCTCATTGTAGTCAAAACTGTCCCATTCCCAATGGAGTACTTCAAATGAGTTGCTAGCCCGGTCCACATAGTCCATAGAAAAGTCTAGCCCCCATTTTGGACGCATTGCGATTACTTTATGCAATAGTGGAAGTTCGTGTGCCCAATGTTGTAATTGTTCTAGTGCAGCACCAGAATAGCCTTTGCGTTCAAATAGAAAGCTGTGATTTAGTACAGCGCCTTCAATGATGTGTTTGGGTTGTGTGAACCAAGGCTTTTTGAGTGCCACAATGTGGCTTCTATGACGCACAAAGTCTGTGTTATTACTGCTGGCGTAGTGTTGTTCAATGGGAGTTAGATCATAACCGTTTTGGTCAAACAATTCAACATCTTCGGCCGTGGGCAAATAGGTCAGCTTTGCAATTGGTTGACACCAATGACTAACAGGGTCAAATTGATTATCGCTCAGACTTAACATTAGTGTTGACTGTAAGGATTAACGGGACGATCGTACTCGTCGGATTCAGGATAAACAGGATAGATGTCCGGGCTATCTACTGGTTCATTTAACGGTTTAACTTCGGGTTCATTCATGTGGCTTTTCCCCAGTTAGTGTTGGGCGGCTAAACCATAATTTAAACCAAGCGTCTGTACCGGGCTTGATATTATGATCTGTTTGATATTTTCCCAAATTTGGCAACTGTGGACTTGGTGACGACTTTTGTTCAACTGCTGCTGTATAAACACCAGCAGCTTTTAAATCTGCAGGGTCGACGTAAGCGTCGGGCACACCTGGGTTATTACCTCGAGGGTTAAACATGTTAGCAGTTACGCGATATTGTTTCATATTAATCTTCCTTGTTAGTAATTGATTTATCAATCAATACATAATCGTGATTGCCAAACCCTTGTAATAATACAAAATACATTGGTCCTGTGCCATAATTAACAACCGAATGTGGTCGTTGTGGCGCTACTGTATATGTTTGCCCGGGATTAAGATACACTTCTTCGGCTGGGGATTCTATTAATAATTTCATTTCGCCACTGATTACATAAAAGGTATCGGCCACATTATTATGATAATGCCAAGGTAGTTGTTCAAATTGAGCCAGCTCTGTTTCAACCATGCGAAAGTCTGCAGGATTGTTTATTTTAGAACTAACCCGATATTTTTTCATAATGTGTCTTCGTCGCCTTCGCTGTAATCCATTAAATCTTCTACTAAACCATGCAAAGATTTTGCCATACGGTTTTCAGCATAACCATGACCACCAATTGCGGCTTTGATGTGTGCTAATGTGTAATGCTTCATTGAGTTGTATTCTCTAGGAAGTGATTCGCGGATTACGTGTTCAATTTCGCCTAATGTGTTGTCTAGCGTATGTACAAGCATTTCTAATTGACCGGCAAGCTCACGAGCTTCTTCGTTGCTAATATCGTCATTAATATCTTCAGCAACCGGAGTACCTGCTACAGTAGAACCATTGGCAATGCCAGCTAACTGTTGAATACGACTAACGTCATATTGTTCTTCTACGTTGACACTACCCATGCCTTCGTTTAATTGTTTATCGCTCATTTTGCTTTGTTCTCTTTGATTTGTTTTTGGCCGTCTTGTGGAGCAGACGTAGGGAAAAATGCGTTTAATTGTTTTCGCATAGTATCTGTTTTAACATCTACTGTTAAGCTAGCACTGTATCGTGGATCACGTGCTTCTTTGCTGTTTCTAGCAATATAGCCCGATGATTCAGTTAGTTCCCATATTTTCATAAAAAAGCCTCTACTATATTTAGTAAAGGCTGTTAATGTTATTTAATAAATGGCCGTGCTAGCCGCTTGCCCATATAATCCATAACTGCTAGATTTGAGTCTGTGGCTTCAGTGAAATAAGTGGTAATGTCTGGGTGATCTAATTCGATGGATGCAAGTGTTTCACCGTGATCATTTACCATGTGTATGCCATACTTAGAGCATAAATGACGTATGACCTTGTTGCTACTTAAACAAACCATGTTGCCTTTGAGCTGGTTATGTGTTCTACACCACTGTATAACACGACGGAATAATTGATTGCCAAGCCCTTGACCTTGGTATTCTTTTAATACACTAAAGGCCAATTCCATTTCGTCTTGCAATGCAATATGGCCAACTGCTACAAATTCTAAATCGTCGTTTTCCACACAGAACAAAATGTTCTTGTCTGCATCTGCTTCAAATTGATCGCATAGTTGATCAATTACTTCATCCCGTATAGGATGCCCAAAACGCAGATACTTGCTGTCTGCGTCTAGACTCTTTAAATGAGTGCGATACTTTGGGTATTCGCTGATTAGTACTCTGCGAACGGCACTCATGATATCAAATGCCGCCGCGTTTGATTAACTGTTCGGCCTTGTGCTTTCTTACTGCTACAATAGCTTCGTATATTGATATGAAGAATGATTTCATCGGTAACCCCTTGTTCTTGCTAGCCCTTGTAAGAGCTGTCTTTGACGATATTCTAAGTCTGCGGCATTTTGTGACGCATTTAGATATTGTTCATCCCACCAGTCCATTGAGGGCTGGCGGAACATGGGCGCAAAGAATTGTTTGATTCTGGCCCACATAGTATTACTTCTTGCTGCTCTTGGCAGTGTATGCATCAAAACCAGGAACCTTGAATGCTTCCAAGTTTTTGTAAGCTTCGGCAGTTTGTGTTTTGAAAGTTTCGGCTAAACGTGTGTTAACGTCTACCAATGTCTTGGCAAATGCAGTTGATGCACCTGCCAACTCAGCGACCATGTCCTTGGCCAATTTTTGGTTTGATTCGAAAGTTTTTGTGATTTCTGTGAACATTTTATTTTCCTTTATTAAGCAAATGTTTGATAGCCTCTAATGAGCACTACCACTAGTAGAAACACTATCAGTGTTTTCACTAGTATACTTTTACTTATCTATTGCAGTGCAACATGCTATCCAGACCACTAAATAAAGCATGAATTTAGAAATTAAAACTTGTGCTTTATTTGGGTGCGACAGACCAGTTACCAATTGGAGAAGTAGTTGCTGTTCAGCCTCACATCAAAGGAGTTATGCAGGGAAACGTGCTCATAATACTGAGAATCAGCCTAATAAAACTAAAGAAGAAATGACTGCTTACTATAATAGTGCAAATGCTGCTCGACAAAGACGAACAAAAATTGCTACTCCAATTTGGGTCAATTTAGACAAGATTAAGGAGTTATATCTTTTGGCAGCTAAGTTGACCAGCGAGACTGGAGTGA